ACGGGTTTCGTGGGTCCGCGTTGCCGTTTCACCTACAGGAGATCGGCGGTCGGCGCCGGCGGTCGGCCGGACGGGGCGGAACCGGGCGCTCCGGCTGCGAGAACCGGGCTAGGACGCGTCCGGCGCCCCCGGTGGCTAGACGACTATTGCCCCTGCGCCGCGCCTGTCCTACGGGCGCCGGCTGGCTCCGGAGCGGTTGGGGCGCCGGCGCCGGACGGCGAGATAACCCCCCTCGAAAAGCCGGGGGTTCTCGCTCTCGACGTCGGCGGTCCGCTGTGGTAGGCGCCGGCGGTCGACCGGCGCCCGTCCTACCACGATCCGGCAGCGTCGGCCGTCAATCATCGGCACTGTTTGAGCCTCAATGTTTGACGGCACGGTCGGCACGCCTCTCCAGGCCCGGTGTTCTCCAGGCGCAAGCCCTAAACAAACAGGCGGCACTCGCGTCCGCCGCAGCGTGAAACCGGCTCGACGGCGGCGCCGGCCGCGTGCGACACTGGCCGGGACTCGCCGGCGGCTCGTACACCAGCCGGGTTCGGTCGGACGCGGACGGAAGCGGGACAGGACACCGTCGGCGAGTCTTCTCTCTCCGGAGGCGCGCCGCGATGCCGGTCGACACCCGTCACCCCGAGTTCATGGTCTGGCAGGACCGCTGGCAGCGGTGCCGCGACGTCTACGGCGGCGAAGACGCGGTCAAGGCGCGCCGGACGACCTACCTGCCGACGCTCGAAGGGCAGAAGGAGACCGACGCGAGCTACTCGACCTACCTCCAGCGCGCGATGTTCTTCCCGGCGCTCGAACGGACGGTCGGCGGACTCATCGGGACGGCGACGCGGAAGCCGCCCGTGATTCTCGCGCCGACGAGCGTCAACGACTACATCGACGACCTCACGCTCGTGCGCGACAACTTCCAGGCGGTCCTGATTCGCGTCCTGCAGGAGCTACTCCTGCTCGGTCGCGTCGGCATCTTCGTCGACTGGAACGAGGGACTCGGCCGGCCCTACTGGACGATCTACGGCGCGGAGCAGATTCTCAACTGGCAGTCGGAGCGGACGCCGGACTCCGAGATCAAGCTCACGCATCTCGTGCTCGAAGAGCGCGTGTCGGCCGAAGGTCGCGACGAGTTCGCGCACGAGCAGGTGACGCAGTATCGCGAGTTGCGGCTCGTCGACGGCCAAGTCCTTGAGATGCGGCTCTGGCGGCTCGGCGGCGAGCGCAAGGAGTTCGTCGTCGTCGACACCGTCGTCCCGCGTCGCGGCGGAACCCCGCTCTCGTCGATTCCGTTCGTCTTCATCGGACCGCGCGGCGTCACGCCGCCCGTCCAGAAGCCGCCGCTGCTCGATCTCGTCAACCTCTCGCTCTCGCACTACCGGTCGAGCGCCGACCTCGAGCACGGCCGTCACTTCACGGCGCTCCCGACGCCGTGGGTGACTGGGTGGGCCGGAGATACGACCGGCTCGGCGCTCGCGATTGGCTCCGGCACCGCGTGGATCATTCCGAACGAGCAGGCGAAGATCGGGATGCTGGAGTTCACCGGACAGGGGCTCGGCGCGCTCGAACGCGCGCTGGAGTCGAAGGAGCGCGCGATGGCCGTCGTCGGCGCGCGGCTGCTCGAACAGCAGCCGCGACAGGCCGAGACCGCCGAAGCCGTCCGGCTCCGGCAGGCCGGCGAACACTCCGTACTCTCGACGATCATCGGCTCCGCGTCCGCCGGCCTGACGCTCGCGCTCCAGTGGATGTCGTGGTGGACCGGCGTCGACGCGGTCGGCTCGAAGGACATCGAGATTCAGTTGAGCAAGGACTTCTTCGAGGCGCGGCTCGACGCGCAGGAGATTACGGCGCTCGTCGGACTCTGGCAGGCGAGCGCGATCTCCTACGAGACGCTCTACTGGAACCTCCAGCAGGGCGAGTGGGCGCGCCCCGGGATTACGTGGGAAGAGGAGAAGGACGAGATCGACGAGGAGGACGCGTTCGACGCGACGAACGCGGAGCCGCCGCTGAACGCGCCGCCGGGGTCGCCCGTGCCGGACGCCGAAGACGAGGACGACGCCGGCGAAGTCGACGACGAGACGCCGGAAGGCGAGAACGCACTCGACGAAGACGAGTAGCGCGCGATGCCGCTCTCGTGGCGTGATCTCTTCGCGGTCGCGGACAAGGGGCTTCCGGGCTTCCGCCAAGCGTTCCTGAAGGCGGTCGCGGCGGCGCAGGCCGGCGTCTCGACCGGCACGATCCGCACCTACATCGCCAAGCAGCAATACGACAAGGCCGAAGCCTACGTCGAGCAGATCTTCGCGGACGCGGCCGACGGCTGGCGCGTCCAACTCTCGCAGGACGCGCTGAAGATTCTCGGCGACGCCGGCGCGCTGACGACGTCCGTCGAGCAACTCGGCGGCGCGTTCGATCTCCTGAACCCCCGCGCGATTGCGTGGGCGAACGCCGAGTCGTCGACGCTCGTCAAGTACGTCACCGAGCAACAGAAGGCGGCGATCCGCGCGGTGATCGGCAAGACGGTCGGCGGCGAGTTCACGCCGGTCAGCGCCGCGCGCCAGCTCCGGTCGGTTGTCGGGCTTGATCCCCGCCGTGCGGCCGCGCTCGCGAACTTTCAGGCGCGGACCGACGCCGCGACGTCCGCGCTCCTCGCCGCCAAGCCGAAGTGGGCCGCAGCGAAGGTCGCGGCAGTCCAGGCGAAGGCGCAACGGAAGGTCGACCGCTACGCCGCGAAGCTCCTGAAGTCGCGGACCGAGACCATCGCACGGACCGAGACGATGGCGAGCGCGAACGAAGGGATGCTCGAAGCGTGGCGGCAGGCGCGCGACGCCGGCAAGATCTCGCGGAACCTCGTCAAGCGGTGGATCACGACGCCGGACGACCGCCGGTGCACCGTCATCTGCAAGCCGATGCACGGTCGGATGGCGCCGCTCGACGTCGCGTTTGTCGTGCCGAAGGTCGGCGCCGTCCAGCGTCCGCCGGCGCATCCGAACTGCCGCTGCGTCCTGTCGCTCGTGCGCGCGCCGAAGACGGGCAAGAACGTCGAGGGCGGACTTCCGCCGCCGCCGCCCCCGCCGAAGGCGAAGAAGCTCAAGCTCAAGCCGCTTCCGGCCGCGCCGCTTCCGACGATTGGTCCGCCGCCGTCGCTCGACTCGCAGTACGGTCCGCCGCTCCGGAAGTCGGACGCCGCGACGTTCGACGAGATGAAGCGACCGACGGACGTCGCCGACCTGCTCCAGCCGACCGACCTCTCGCCCGACGACCTGACGCCGCTCGAACTCGACATAAAGAACTGGCTCGCGGACCCCGAGAAGTTCCTGAAGATGGAGTTCACTCCGGGCGTCGAGCAAGCCATCGTCCAGATGGTCGCGCAGAGCAAGCTCTCGTGGGACGAAGCGAACCTCGTCCAGAAGTACGCGGACAATCTCGCGCTCAAGAAGGCGGTCGCGGAGCATACGGCCGTTCTCGACGCGGTCGAGAGCGCGGCGAGCGGTCTCGAAGGACAGCTGCTCTGGACCGAGACGCTCGCGAAGTTCGCCGAGACGCCGTGGACGACGGAGCAACTCAAGTACATGGCGACGCTCGTCGAGCAGGACGCGTTCTCCGGCGCGACCGACATCGCGGCGAAGAAGCGGCTCCTGCTGAAGCGCGCGCTGAAGACGAACGGCATCGAGCCGCCACCGGTGAAGTCGCTCGACCTCATCGACGACACGCTCGAACTGCTCGCGCCGTCCGATCCGAAGGTCGCCGCGTTTCTCGCCGGCGAGCCGCCGCCGCCAGCCGCGTTCACGATCAAGGGTCCGTACAAGTCGCTCAAGACGGCGAAGCAGGCGATCAATCACGCGCCGCCTGGTTCGCCGATGAAGGGCGGCATCATCGCGCCGCTGACCGACGACGCCGGCGTCACGGTCGGCTACGAGATTCACATCCCGACGGGCGCCGCGCCGATGCCGGCGCCGCTGCCGGTCGCGTCGCCGCAGGCGGTGATCGTTCCGAAGCCGGTCGTCACGGCGTCTCCGGTCGCGCCGGCGCCGCCAACGTGGACCGTCTACGCGTCGAGCTACTCGAAGGCGGACGCGCTCGACATCCTGAAGAGCACGTCGCCGAAGGCGAAGCTCGAATGGACCGAGGGCCAGTGGCACGTCCTCGTGCCGGACGGTCCGGTGCCGGTCGGTCCGCACGTCTTCTACGAGAGCGGCTCGGAGTTCGGCGCGAAGAACGTCGCGAAGTGGGTGAAGGCGCAGCCGATGTACAAGGGCTCGACCGTGACGGTCGAGTTCTTCGTCAAGGAGATCGGCGGCGAGAAGAAGAACTGGTCGCGCGTCGTCATCAAGGACGAAGCGGCGAAGAAGGTCGCGAAGAAGGAGAAGGCGGCGGCGACGAAGGCGCTCAAGGCGCAGGCGCAGGCGCAGGGGACGACCGGCGCGAAGGTCGGCGCCTACTCCTACGAGGACGAGGCGAAGACGAAGCTCCAAGAGATCGGACACGGCAACGGCTGGATCGAATGGAATCCGGCGACGACGAAGTACGAGGTGTTCCAGACGGTTCCCGGCGGACCGAAGCCGAAGCTCGTCGCGGAGTTCTGGTCCGAGGGAATCACGAAGGACAAGGTCGAGGAACTCGGCGGCGACGCCTACTACCTGCTGAACGTCGACAGCGGCAAGTACGAGATCTGGACGCCGCCGGCTATCGGCGGCGCGCCGGCGGCGACGCCGTCCGGCCTGACGCCGCTCAAGCCGTTCGCGACGAAGGCGGAAGCGATCTCGAAGTATCCGGCGCTCTGGGACGCGACGCTCGACGAGGGCCTGATTCTCATCAACGCCGAGAAGGACGATCTCGTCGCCGTGCTCGCCTTCGGGAAGCTCCCGAAGCTGACGCCGTTCGAGCAGGAAGTCTTCGACAAGTACGCGAAGAAGATCAAGAAGATGTATCCGACGCTCGGCGAGCCGGTCTCCGCGCCGGTCACGCCGGTCGTCTCGGCCGGCGCGTCGCCGGCGCCGTCGCTCGGCGGTCTCGTCTCGGTCAAGACGCCGACGATGCTCCCGGTCGGCAAGATGGACGCGCTCTGGTCGGACGCGAAGGCGCTCGTCTACGACGAACTCTACATGAAGGACTTCACGGAGGACGAAGTCCAGGGGCTCATCTACCTGTGGCAGATGAAGAAGGCGGACTATCCGACGACGACGACGAAGCTCAAGAACGTCCTCGTCGCGAAGTACGAGTTCAAGGCGAACGCGGGGACCTTCAAGATGCCGGCCGGTCTGCCGACGACGACGGCTGGTCCGACGTTCCCGCCCGGAGCGGTCGCGCCGAAGGTCGTCGCCTCGTGGAAGCCGACGACCGAGTGGGTCGACGACCTGATGTCGCGGAAGATCGCGGCGGCGAGCGGCACGAACCCCGGCGGCGTCTTCGCCGACGCGAGCGGCGCGAAGTACTACGTGAAGATCTACGGCGAGACCGATCAGGGGATTGGCGAGGCGCTCGCGAGCCGCATCTACCGCGAACTCGGCCTGACGGCGCCCGAGACCGCGATGGCGACGACGTCGAACGGGCAGGTCGTCTTCATCTCGAAGATGCTCGACGACGTCAAGGGGACGCTCGGCGAACTCGGCGTCACGGCGCCGCGCGCCAACAAGGTGCTCGACGGCTTCGTCGCGGACGTCTTCACGGCGAACTGGGACACGATTGGCGCGGGGACGGAGAAGCCGCTCGGCAACATCCTGATTCTCGGCAACGGGAGCGTGGCGCGCGTCGACCAGGGGGGCGCGTTGCTCTATCGCGGCTTGACCGGCAAGAAGCCGGACGCCGTCCTGAACCAGATCACGGAGTGGGAGAAGTTCTTCACGAGCAACCCGTCCTACTCGAAGGTCGCGCAAGCGGCCGGGATCAACGCGGCCGAGGATCTCGGACCGCGTCTCGTCGCGCAGATCGACCGCGTGCTCGCGCTCGTGCCGGACTACACGAGCCGGCAGGCGTGGATACGCTACGTCGACGAGCGGATCTACTCCGGCGCGCGCGGCGTCGTTCGCGAGCGGATTGCCGAGATGCTCCACGCTCGCGCGGTCCTGCTCGGCCGGAAGCGCGACGAGATCCAGGCGGCGCTCAAGGCGGTCTCGGCGCCGCGCACGGCGACCGGCGCGCGGACCGGCTGGATGATCGCGGACTCGACGGTCCGCGAGTCGACCGAGAAGACAGCGCGCCGGCTCTCGACGCGCGAGCTAACCGCCTGTGAGCGGCTCTCGACCGGCCAGCGGAGCGCGGTCGAGATCTTCACGGCGTCCGGCTACGACGAGATCAACAACGCGGCGCGGACGATCTCGACCGGCGGCGCGACGAGCCGGCTCTCGGCGACGACCGTCTCGCATTGCAAGAAGCTCGACGAGATCCTGACGACCGCGCCGACGCTCGACGCGCCGACCGTCGTCTGGCGCGGCACGCCGATCCGCGACAACAAGGTCGTCGAGGAGGCGATTGCCGAGTGGCGCGCCGGCCGGACCGGAGTCTTCCACTTCCGCGCCTACTCGTCGACGTCGACGTCGGCCGACTTCGCGTGGAACTGGCGGCAGTGCGGCGCGCAGGCGCGGCCGGGGAACAACTACTACCTCTTCGAGATCGAGACCGAGCACGGCATGTATGTCGATCCGATCTCGCGGAACCGGGGCGAGAAGGAGTTGATCCTGCCGCGTTCCGTCCGGCTCGAGGTCGTCGGCGAGAAGCTCGTAAAGGTCCGGGCGAACGGCCGGCTCAATGATACGTGGGTGACGCAGGTCCGCGTCGTGGGAGTCGAGCGATGACCGAAGCGGAAGGGGCGCAGTGGAGCAAGCGCGTCGACGACGCGTACATGGCGGCGCGCGAGACCGGCAGCGACGCGGCGCTGAACGCCGTCGAGCGGCAGGTCCGCGAGATCGCCGAGATCCCGGAGCGGCTCTCGCTTCAGCGCCAGATCGCCTACGCGCGGAAGCTCCTGACCGTTGGTCGGGAAGCCGCCGAACCGGACGAGATCGTCGTCGACTAGGCGTCTTGCCTTGACGGACGGCGGAGTCGCGTCTTACTCTCATCGACGAGCGTCGCGCGGCAGGTCGCCGGCGGCGCGCGGACACCCGATGCGACGGGAGGTCGCCGGATGCCACTGAAGGCGAAGGTCAGCGAAGACGAGTATCAGGCGCTCTCAGAGCCGCTCCGTGAGTTCTACACCAAGTCCGGAGACGGCTACCGGCTCGACGCGGAAGGCGTCGAAGACGTCGGTGGACTCAAGAAGGTGCTCGAAGACAAGAAGTCGGACGTCGCGAAGCTCCGCGCGAAGATCGAGGAGTTGACGCGGACCTACGACGGACTCGATCCGGCCGAAGCGCGTGCCGCGCTCGAAGAGCGCCAGAAGATGCACGACCGGAAGCTGATCGACGAAGGCAAGGTCGAGGAGTTGGTCTCGAAACGGACGGAGCGCCTGAAGGCGGAAGCCGAGGCGCAGGCGCGCCGGCTCCAGAAGGAACTGGAGAACGCGACGCAGGAGCGCGACAACCTCCACAAGCGTCTCAGCGAGCACCTCATCGACTCCGGACTCGCGACGGCGGCGGCGAAGGCGAACGTCCGACCGACAGCGGTCGTCGACCTGCTCCTTCGCGGCCGGAACGTCTGGAAGATTCAGGATGGACAGCCGGTGCCGTTCCGCGACGACGGCTCACCGCTGTTCGGCAAGAACGCGGCGACTCCGATGAGCATGGAGGAGTGGGTCGCGAGCTTGCAGACCGAGGCGCCGCACCTGTTCGAGTCGAACAAGGGCGCCGGCTCGGAGCCGAGTGCGAGCCGGATCTCCGGCACGCGGATCACGCTCACCCGGGAGCAGGCCAGAGACCGGCGGACGTGGCTCGCGGCGGAAGACCAGGCGAAGCGCACAGGCGGTCAGGTCGTCGTGCAGGACTAGCGCGGCGACGCGTTTCTCGACTCGCTCGGGCGGAGCGAGGGCCAACGCACCGGGACGGGCGCGGCCGTTATCAGTCTCTCAACCGGTAGGTTTCGGAGGACCCTCGCAATGCCCAACTCGATCACGCCGTACGATCCCATCTTCTACGCGCAGCAGGGGTTGACCCAGCTGGAGAAGTCGCTCGGTCTCGCCGCACGCTGCTATCGCGGCTACGACAAGAACCCGCAGCAGCCGGGGTCGGTCATTCAGGTCCGGCGTCCGGGGACGTTCACGGCGGCAGCGGCGCCGTCGGTCGCGCAGGACATCCTGCCGTCGTCTCTCCAGATCACGCTCGACCAGTGGTACGAGGTGAAGTTCGCGCTGACGGACAAGGAACTCAACTACACGCAGGAGCAGATCATCAACGATCACATCCGTCCTGCGGCCGTCGCGCTCGCCGACAAGATCGACCAGTCGCTCGTCGGTCTCGTCAAGCGGTTCCCCTACTTCACGACCGTGCCGCTGTCGAGCGCGGCCGTGACGGACATCACCGCCGCGCGGCGCTCGCTCTTCAACCAGCGCGTGCCGCTCGACGACCTGCACATGATGATCGACGGCTATCTGGAGGAGAAGTTCCTCTCGCTGGCCGCGTTCTCGCAGTATCAGGGTGCCGGCGACGCCGGCGTCAGCGCGCAGCAGCGCGGCTCGCTCGGGACGAAGTTCGGCTTCGAGATCTTCTCGAACCAGAACGTCGACTCGTTCACGAGCGGCACCTGCGCGGACGTGACGGGCGCCATCGACTTCGGCTCCGGCACGACCGCCGTCTACGCGAAGGGCGCGACGATGGTGCACATCGACAGCGTCACGAGCGGCGGAACCGCGAAGGCGGGCGACATCCTGAAGATCACCGGCGACCCGGTCCAGTACATGATCACGGCCGACACGACGTTCACCTCGGGTGAGGCGGACGTGACCATCGAGCCGGGTCTCTCGCAGGCGGTCGACGAGAACACGGTCGTCGACATCCTGCAGCCGGGTGGGAACGGCGCGAGCCGGACGCAGAACTTCGCCTTCCACCGCAACGGACTCTGCCTCGCGATGGCGCCGCTCTCGACGCTCGCGAATCAGCTCGGCGCGCGCGTCGAGTCGGTCACGGACCCGATCACCGGGCTCTCGCTCCGCAGCCGGATGTACTACGACGGCGACAACTCGAAGGTCATCGTCGCGCTCGACGTCCTCTACGGCGTGAAGGTGCTCGACAACAACATGGGCGTCCGCCTGATGGCGGCGTAGTTCCCTCGCAGCGCGCGCGCTCGCTCGAACCAGGAGCCGCGCGCGCGCTCCTTCTTCCGCAGTCGAGGGAGCGACGCGTGGATAAGCCCAACTACGTCAAGGTCGTCAAGGTCGGCGGCGATCCGCGCGAGTATCTCTGGCTGCACAAGAACGACTACCAGCCGGGAGGTCGATTCACGCTCTTCGTCGAGCCGGAGTCAGCTGGGCCTGCGGTCGCCCCGGCCGCAGTGGTGGCTCCGCGTTCGGCGCCGGCGGAAGCTCTCGGCATGGAGCCTCCAGTCGGAGGCATCTCGGAGCCGGGGGCGGAGAAGCCCCCGGCTACCGGGAATGTCCTCGCCCCCTACGACTCTCCACAGCGTGGTCGGACGCGGAGGCGCTAGATGGCCGTCGTTCTGATTGCGACTCCGGGCGCCGCGAACGCGAACACCTACGCGACGCTCAGTGAGGCGAACACGTACCACGAGAGTCACGTCGCGAG